GTTTCCCAGTCACGATCTGTATAGCCCAGACATGAGGGTTTATATCCCAACTGCCCTGACCATTAATTAATTCCCATAACGACCTGTAAGAGTTAATTGGATTTGTAAACCCGTAAGTTTTTCTAATTGAACCAAACCCACGCCACATTGGAACGAAGCGAGGTATGGCATTTGATAACATAAAAAGCAAAGATAAAATGTAGTTTTTATATTTCCAAATAAAAACGAGCTTTTATTCAATATAAATGTAACCGCCCCTTTTAGCACATTAGTATATCATTATTCGTCTTAAATTTAAGGCTGTTGATTGTAGGCAATATACCCACCTAACTGTTCCTAAAGATGATAGTTTCTTTACCCAAATCTTATTACCGAGTAAAGCAGCACCCCCAAAATACCAATCTGAACTAAAGGGTGTCATTACGTTATCTACTACGTTATAATAGTAGAATCTTTGTGGAATAGCGGCTGTTCCCTCTTTGGCAATTACGATATTCTCATAATCCCAAAATGTTGAATCGCCTGTTGCAAAAGTTTGTAAAGAAGGGCTGTAAGTAATAGCTAACCATGCACCCGCACCGCCTGTGCCACCTGCTATATCATATCTGTCAAGTACCGATGTGCCGCCTCGTAATGAATAAATGTATCTACCATCTTTTATATCTGTTATATCAGCCCAAACCGTATTACCCGTCTTGCCTACAAAGTCTGCGGTCATACCCGCTATTGGCGCACCACCTCTTGCTGTGGTTGGAGCTACTGTTGCCCAAGTGTTACCGCTTATGGAATACTTGTACATCGTTACAGCATTATTGCCCAAAAGGAAAATTGAGTTTTCATCACCTTCTATTTTATAGGTGCTTGTAGCATTAGGGTTTGTAGTCCATGCAGCAACCGTTAATGAAGTTGCATCGCTATCTATTATCCTTCTTATTTGCCCTATACCTGCACCGCCTGTAATTCTTACTTGGGCATTAATCCATTGGTCAGCCGTCCATGCTTTTGTAGCATCTGTTATTGTAGTCGCTGCCCCTGCACTTGCTGTACCCGAATCATAAGTGCTATCGTAGATTGCAGGTGTCACCATTCTTCCATCAGTTCCCCATGTAGCAGGTAAGCCTGTTATACTTAGTGTTGACCATGCCATTGTAGCTAAATCAAAGCGTCTGAATGAACCACTTGCAAGAGTACCTGTTGCCAATACAAAGAACGAACCACTGTTAATTCTAAAAGTATCAGTATTTACAACTACTGCTGCTGCTGCGTTTATTGTCAATATTAAAGTTCCTGTACCGCCAACTGTTTCTATGTTTGTAATCGTGCGCCTTAGACCTAAATTGGCGGCTGTACCACTAAGGAACTCAACTTCCGAACCAACGACAAGACCATTAATATTAGAAGTCGCACTATTGACATTGATAGTGGTTGTAGTTCCCCCTGTTGCTGTGAAGGTAACTGACCAAGGATGGTATTGACCACAAGCCCCTGCACCAAATGTTCCTGCAAACGCACCACTTGTAATAGGTAGGTAATCATCGTTGTCATTATCATAGAGATAGTGAACTGTTCCACTTATCATGTGAAGTGAGAATCTACTTAATCCCGCTTGGTCGGCAGCTACAAATGACCCTGCTGCTGTTGCAGTTATTGGTGGCATCATTGTTTGCCATTCTTTACGATTTAGTATCGCTCTATTTCCTTGTGTTTCAGCCATGATTAGAAGGTTATATTGTTAATATTTGAAAGTTCAACTGTCATGTTGTTTATGTCATTCGCCATTTCAGATGCAGGAATACCTGTCCCAAAGTTAGTTAAAGAACTCACCACTGTACTTGCCACCGTTGCTGTTACTGAACCTGTAACCGGTGTTGATACTGATGCTATTGGAATAATACGCAATGCAGGTGCTCCAGCGTTCATAGCACCTACTAATTGTGCTAATAATTGTACCATTTGTTGAAGGTCGGAAGTGCTTACCAACAATTCTCCGTTTTCGTTTACATCTGCGGAATTACCGCTTGTGTTTTTTATTATTAGTGCTTCTTGGTATGCCATTATTGTATGAATAAATTTGCGTTATCCGAAATTATATTTAATTGCGTATTTTGAAAAAGAATAGTTTGATTTTGGTCTCCGTCAATAGTTTCCGTTCCAAAAGGTTCTATGGTTATTGAATTTAAACTGCTATCAGTTTTCTTTATCCCCCAAGTTGCAGTCGTGCCAATGGCGGTAGGGCAATTTATCACCACAGCACCGCCTGAACAGTCAACAAGATAATATGTAATACCTGTGATTGGGATAATAGTATAAGGACTTGAAGCAAAGGTAAGTGATATTAATGTATAATCACTTCCTGTCCACTTCCTTGCCAAAAACCTCGCCCGTAGTGGTTTAAAGGGAGTAACGCCATCTCCAATAACGAAAATATTGTCATCGTAATCATACGATAACTCCCCGTATTTCAGCACTTTATTTGTACCGCTTAATTCCTGCTTATTCGTGTTTTGTAGAACTTCCACATGGTAAATATAAATAAAAAAAGCCAGAACACCCTTTAAAAGAGTGTCGGACTTACTTGGTCAATGACCTGCGGAAGGCTAATATTTTAAGTAATCGGGTAATAATTTATAACATTCTTCGGGCGTTTTTAACATATACGCTTCGGAGTTTCTATACCTTTTATGTCTTTGATAATTAATTTCAGATAATCTTGCATCCCATTGTTCTTGCGTTAATGGTTCAACTTTTTTGCCATTAATAGTGCAATAATTATTATACCAATAAAGTGGATTGTCCAAACACTTTTGATATTCCTCTTTTAATTCTTCTCTTGTCATAACCCGTATTTTTCATTTTCAAATACTTTTTTAGCTATCTCTTTACAGCCAAATATCGCCGCAGACATTTGAAAATATTTTGCGGCCGTTATCCCCTCAGTTATAGAAAGTTGTAACTTGTACCTATCAAATTCGCTCAATAAATCATTGAGTATTTTTTCTTGTATTGATTGCTCCGTGAGTTCTTTTCCTCCATCAATTACTCCCTCACTTTCGCCATTATCTTCCAAAGTTGCGCCTGTTGATATGTCGATTATTTTTGTCATAGGTTATCTTTTTCAGTTATTGTTAAATAAGCTACAAGCCCGAATATTCCGCCAAAAACCATCGTGGTTATTAAGCCTCCCAAAAACTCAGAACCTTTATAGGTATATTCGGGCGATGCTAATTTAACTAAATAAACTACCAAAAATGGAAGCCATGTGAAAAATGCGAAAATCAAAATTAAGACAAATAAAGCAAATAATTGTTTTTTCATATATTTTATTTTTAATAACCCGACAATATACTATCTTCCTCCGTGAAAATAACGGTATCGTAATACCCCGATGTGTCTTGCACATAATATATAGGTCTATATTCTTCTTCGTACACAGGCATTGCGTCAATAGCTTTGTTCGTGCCGCCGAAGCGGAGGATGGAAAACGTGATAATAAGTAAAAATATACAAACAGAACAGAGTGTGGCTATCGTTATGGAGTGCATGTTATTTATTTAAGTGGATTAATTTGCTAACCTCCCAAGCTGTTGATATATTCATTCTGCCGCCTGACGAGTCTTTTCTCCAAACTATATTAAGAAATAAATTTATTGCTTTTTTCATACTTTTGTGGTTTATATCCGCAAAGATAGTGCGTTAGTTTGGAATTTGCAAATTTATGGAGAAAAAGTTTGCACACGACAAGGTAAATCATGTTCTTCAATATAAGTATTTCGCATAGCAATTCCTTCTTCCATTGTATCTGCAAACCCAAGAGCTACACTAACTGTAACATATATTCTCCCATCTAAAATTCTAATTCCCTCATACCCGCTTTTGGCGAAAACATTTTTATTTCTCGCCTGTGTAAATTTATCAGCCCACCTTAAATTACCTTTTTCGTAATTACCTTTTGTATTAATCCTATCAAGCGACCATTTATCGGATGCCTTTTTATCGTAATTAGGCAAGCCCATTACATAATCTTTAAACACATCGAAACTATTAAAAAATTCATCACTTACGTTTATTCCTTTTGCTCCATATCTTTCGTAAGATTGATTTTTAGGGTCTCTGCATCTTCCTTTTACATTTGTCCATGTATTATATAATATATGTTTAGATATGGAATCCTTACCGTTATAGAATAAACTTCTTTTGTTCTTTCCGCAAGTCTGACACCCATTCCCTTGTTGATGGTCGGAAGCGACTTGAACGAAATCTCCGTGAATTGGACATCCTATAATAACTCTACTTCTATTGTTTTCATAAACAACTTTTGAATAATCATATTTATTCCCGTGTTTTTTCATAGCCGCATCAATAAAAGAAACGCCACGTCTCTTTTTTACAGCCATTGAAAACCTACCACATTTAGGGCATTTATGACCTAATATATGTGCATTTGCTCTTTGTTTAAAATCCCCATGTTTCGGACAGTTAATTATAATGGAAGACATACTATTAATATAAACGGAGTTTTCATAATTATACTTTCCGTTATGGACTTCATTAGCTATCGCTACAAATTCCTCTTTTGTAAATTTTTTTGGCATATAACAATTATTAGCAACACAAATATACAAACAAAAACCCTAACACGATGTTAATACCGTGTTAGGGTCGCTATAATTGTTATTAAAGTGTTATAACTAATTGATAATCAACTAATTCTAACAGCCAGTAATCGCTGTTCCAGTCTTAGCTAAGTATAAACTTGCCGTACTCGCTCCTGTAACGATTGTATTCAATGTTGAGACAAAACTATCGCCTGCGGTTGAGTCAGCGTACCACAGCAAGCATGTTTTAATGCAAACTGTCTTACATTCTGTACACATATCGGTATTATCAAGGAAATCTCGGTACTTAATTGTGATTCCATGATAAGCACTCGCAGTCACATAAGTTGAATCTATGAATTCTTCCACCTGTGTCGGAGTACCAAAAGGCACTACGTTTGCAACAAAGGCTAAGTGTGCGATGTTGTCAGAAACAAAAAGCACGTCGTATCTACAACCAGCGGTGTCAGCCGTTAGAATTAACGTATTTCCACCGTCAGACGCAGTAACAAATCCGTTTTCGTCGTTGTTGATTAGACTAACAAATGCGTCAACAATTTGTGCGCCTGTTGCATCCTCGCTAAAGGTGATAGAATAAGTGCTTGGTGCAATATCATTTTCGTTTAAGCAAGTTTGGTTATATAGCTTAATCTCATAAGTAGCCTGGTCTCCACAACAAGTTCCCACCGTAAATCCAGAAGGTGTAAAGTGGTCAACCTGTGCTACCGCAGTTGCGGCGCAAGTCTTGGTTACTTCCGTAATATCCCAATAATTTATTGTTTTATCGCCTGACGCATTGGGAATTGTTATAACTCCTGCCGCTAAGGTTGCACTGCCTGAATTAACAAGCATATAACAATCGAAGTCTGGCGTACAATAGCAAGGAAAATCACTTGCATTGCTTGTACTATGTCCATTACTCATTTTTTTGTATGTTTTTTTTGTATTGTATTGTTAGTTATTTTTGTTTAAGTTTGTGTTACTGTATCATTCACTGCTGTCGGGTATCTTGGACTATTTACATTCTCCAATAATATGTCCTTCGCCAAATCTAATACTTCGTGCTGAAATTGCTCTGGAATTTCGAGTGTCCCTGTCGGGTTTCCCGTAATATCCACCGTTGTCGGATTTTTCAGATACGTCATAATAACATTTGTCGGAGGCGTTGTTGAAATAATCTGCAATGCATTTCCTACTTCTTCGTATTTCGGGTCTTCATTTATCCCGATAGAAAATGGGTCTTGGTCGAATAAATCATCTAAACCTATTGGCATAATTCGCCTTTTGACTGTTTGTGTCGCTCCACCTGTGCATGATACTGTAAAATTTCCTGTCAGCCTTAATGTGTAGGCTAAGTCGGGTATCAATGTCAGATCAAACGAAGCTCCTGCCTGTGCGCCGCTATCAACTACCATCAGCCTTAATTTCTGTCGGGCAGTTTCGTCTTTCTCAAAGTCTGCGTATGCTTTATCTCTGAACCGTGCAACTGCCTTATTTAAGAAATATGACTTTTCATCATCGGAAAAATAATATCCAATGCTTTCGTCAATCTCTTTATCTAAAGCGCTCCCAAGTTCTGCAAATGTCATTAGCTAACTTTACTGTTTAATATTGCCACAAGCGTCTTGTCGAGCGCTAAAGTATTAACAATTTCGTTATAATTCATACCAAGCACCTTATCTCCGAAGAAATAAATGTTTGTGTCGGCACGAAGGGATATAAGCCCTTTATCAATACTTTTTCTCGTCAGAACCATCAGATGCCTAAACTCGTCATTCCAACCTTCAATGAACTGCTCTGGACTCTTTTCTGCCAAGTCAACCATATTACGTTTAACGGTAACATCCTTCCCGTCAGCCAATCCAAAGTAAAATGCAAAACTTCGTAAGTCATTTGGGTCTGCCAATTCTGTTGCTAAGATATTCATGGCTCTTAATTTGTTATCAAACTCAGAAATTGCGTTCTTATCTTCAATATCAGGCTCAACAATCTGTAACAAAGGTTCTTGTGACTCGAAAGGGAAAATTCCCAACGCTTCCATTTCCTTTGCTATCTCGTATTTCCTTAAATCTAACGGATTCGCTAAATTAAGGGTTAACCCTGCATCGTCAACACGAATATTACTCACCTTCGCTCCGTATGTTTTAAAGCCTTCCTCCCCTTCATAGAACCGCACTTGTCGTGCTGTGCCATCGGGCTTGGTATATCCTTCAAAACTTATCGGCGCATTGTGGCGGACATGCCGTGTTTTTTTTATTTCAACGAACACCGCTTCCGCCTTTACAGGCGGTTCTCCTTTTTTCCCATTATTTGACTTACTCATATTTGCAATATTTTTTAATTATTTATTAAAATAAGCAGGTCAGGTCGAAACCTAACCCGCTATGATTTTTTATACTCAAGACGCAACTGCTTTCAACTGCGCTGTTTCAAATGGTCTTTTTACGCATAAGGTAAATTCGGACAACATCTCGTGTTGGAAACCATCATATCCACTTGCAGTCCATTGTGGGCTGTTTGCGTAAGGGCTTTCCATACCACCAATATATTTACTTCTGAATCTACGGTTACCATTCATTGCCTTACGGTAGTATAAATCTATGTTTTGCTCACCTTGCTGATAAACAGGAATGAAATACATATCATATCCAGTCGCAGGACTTCCGTTGATTGTTGAACCTACATGGATTTCAGGGTCAATGAAAAGCATATTAGGCATAAGAACAATTTTCTTATTTTTATACATATAAGTAGGGAAAGTTTCACCTACGTCAATGGTTTTATTATGTGTTTGGAAAATTGTCTTGTAACCTTCTTTAAAGTCAGCACGCATTCCTGCGTCAAAAACGTCTGCTCCACCAACTGCACCTGTATGAACTGTGATAGTATCATAAACAGAAGCACCACCGAATTGGATAAGGTCATTAATAACACCTTGTAGTTTCGCAACGTAGTTATCTGTTCCTGGTATATAAGTTTGGGCATTTGCTCCTTGCATTTGCTGAATTGCTCCTGCCCCAGCAATCAAATCATTACCCTCTTCATCAGTAGTCCATGTATCTCCTGTATCTGGGGTGGTTTTAACGCCGAACCACTTTTGCTGTTCTTTTAACCATGACAACCGGTCAAGCATTTGCGCTTCGTAGTCAAAATACCAATACTCGCTACCATCCACAGGGTTTGTTATCCAAGTAACAGCAGTAAGTAAAGAGTTGTCCACTTTGATACCGTGACGTACAATGGTTGTGTAATTTTGGTACCAGTCAAGTCCTGTTACAAATCCGTAGCCTTCTTTTGAACCATTCGGGAACGCTTGTCCTATAATACCTGCTCTCTTTCCATTAGTAAATTCTGTTGAAGGAACTGTTACGGAAGCCGCAGATTTTAATTTGTAAGTATATCCAGTAGTGGTTTTTGTAGGTTTTGCAGCCACAATTAATTTATATCCACCTTCTGTTTTGATAACGTCATAAAGATTAGCGTAGTTTTGCTGAACGGTAACGATGATTAAACCGTCATTTGCTCCTGTTCCACTCGTGTAACCTTTAAAAGTAATAGGTCTTACAGGGCGACCTTGTACAGACCACTCGTAAGTTCTTTGTGATACCTCACGAACGCCTTTGCCGGACTCGCCAAGCAATTCCGAAAGCAGCTCCAGTGTATACCCCCTATCCTTCTTGATTAAAGTAGGATAAATGTCGGGGCGCAAATTCGCATTTGCTATGATATTATTCTCCGTTAAACATTTCGACGGGTCGAAAGTGCCTGAACGATATTGTAAATTAAACATTGTTTTTTTTGTTTTAGTTTGTTATTTAATGAACCCAAGCATCCAAGTTCTTCCTGATTCCCCCTATATCAGCCGATTCACCTTTTGGTTTTGTGTCATCACCTGAATTTTGAAGGTCTGTCAGAAACTTCTCAGCCTCTTTGCTTTTTCCTTTCTGCATTAACCCTTTAACAATTCCGTCCTTACCTTTTATGTACTGTGCAAGCTCTACAAGTTGTTGTGGATTACCACCTATTGCGTCATTGACGATTTTATCAATATCTTTAAAGATACCGTTTTGGGTAATGTATTTTTCCATACCTTGCTGCCACTTTTGTATTCCTTGTTCGTCCCTACCTACTTTGAAACCTAAGACCTCCGTTGTCTTTGACAGGAGCGCCTTTACGTTGTCTTGTAAAGTAATTACTTCTTGTTTTCGGGCTTCCGCCTTTTTATTTTCCTCTATTTCCTTTGTGCGCTGATGTTCTACTATTGTTTGTTTTAATGCAGCACGAATATCCTCCGCCTCAAATTCCAATTGGTCTTTATTCTTTTCAATATAACGGTTAATCTTATCCGCATCCCAACCTCTCGCTTTTTTATCCTCCATTACTAAATCTACATCGCTTAAATTTGTGTATCCTTTCAATGTTCGGATAGCAGGGTCTCTCTCGTCAACAAATATTTCTTTAACCGTTTCCTTTTTTTTACTCTTTTCAATGAACTCGTCCTCACTCTTTGCTTCAAATCCTAATTTTTCAGCCGCTATTTCCCAATATTCCTTTCCTTTAAGTTTTTCAGTATTTTCTGAATCAGTATTGCTATTGTTAACATCACCGTCATTATCAAGACCTTTTTCTTCCTCATTATTTTTATCACCTCCTTCTTCCTCATTATCTAAATCGTTCCACGATAAAAACTCGCCATCATTTCCATCCTCACTTTTTCTTTCTCCCACCGTGTCCGTATTAGCATCTAACAATGCTTTTTCCTGTTCGTCTGTCATATTATTTTATTTATAGTTTAATAATTACCGCAATAATATAGCATTTTTTTGAATGTCCCTTATAAATGCGTATCACCTACGCATTTTTTTTATTTGCCTTTTTTAGAACTTCCATACTTTGCAGAAAAGCAAGTTTTTCGTTGTCCTGATTATTTTCTATTTCTGATTTATTTTCGTCATGTTCTATCTCACGGGTTTTGATATTTTCTTTAGCTCCGCTTGTAATTTGGGCTACCGTTATCGGAACTGTTGCTTTAATATGCAACTCTTGTTCCTTCAAAGCATTAGCCTGTTCCTGAACCTCAACCGCTTGTCGTTGAACTTTTATTTGTTCTTGTTGGATAGCTTGTTGTTGCTCTCTCAACACTTTCATACCTTTCACCACAATAGCCTTAGCCTCGCTACTATTTTCCGCATCTGTCATCTGCAAAATAAAGTCAAAGTATTCTGCTCCGCCCGAAGCGAGTGCCTGGTTAGCGAGTGCCTCATATTTCATCATCTTCTGTTCGTCCGTAGCGTTATTCTGCACAAAAACTCCGTAGTCATTATTTGATAGGTCGCCTGTGACAGTTAAAGAAATACGCTCCGAATCCGTCTGCCAAATTTTAACTTCACCATCTTTCCACCACATTTTTATCTTATCCGCCGCATCATTTAATACTTGCTCAATAGCCACGTTTAAGTCATAAAATATGCCGATAGACATATTTTGTGCCTGTTGCAAGTTTACTTGTGTTACCCCTACTGCTTCTGTTCCAGTTGAGGTTCCCTGCTGCGCCGCATTTGTTCCAATCAGCTTTTGAGCTGTGTTCTCAATAAGCATAGCATACTGAATAAGGTATTGGAATGAAGAAGCCATGCCTAAATCAACTCCCTGCGACATAGAAGGCGAAGGCGCTAATTCATCACCTTCGTGGTACTCCCTAAAATTTATCCCCTTATTCTTTGCATAAAATATCCATTTCTCGTTTGTCCACCCACTCGGTTTATTATGCAACCACATTTCAATCATCTTTCCACCTGACTGCCCAAGCAGCCTTTCAATATGAAACCAAACAATACAATACTCAATTTGCAAAGGCGCAAGGATTGTCATAACTGACATTAAAGGATTTTTCTGCACTCCGCAAATTTGTAGCGGAACCCTGCCGTAACCATATTCCTCCCTTCTGTTTTGAAATTTCACCCTGCCCTTATCAATAATCATATCATGCCCAATAAGTGTGCATTGGCGCAAATCAAAATATGGAATTTCTTTATACTGCTCCTGTTCTTTCTTTCCTAATTTTTCGTATTCATCATAACTTAATTTCTTGTAGAAATAACTATCATCATCGAATTTGTTCTTACTTTTTTTAACATACATTTTAGTAACGCTTCTCCATTGGCACTCTGCCACAAGCACTTTTGCGTTTTCCTGTCCTATATTCCTATAAAAATTATTTATTCCATACCCTTTATACCAACCTTGCCCGTTATTCCAAAAAACATTAATGAAATCAGATATGGCCATGCTCGAAAGTTGATCAATCCTTTCTACCTGGGTTTCATTTAATTGGTAGTTATCCATTATATCTGACAGGCTTTTCCATGTTACGGTAATAAAACCGTCACCCCAATTTGCCTGGTCGTCGTCCGTTTGCATGAACAAACTGGTGTCAATAGGATTTATAACCTCTGGGACTGGGTCATTATTTATTCTCCTGTTACGGAATAAACAACTATTAAAGACCAACATATTTTCAAGCCCTTTACGGAACTTGTTTTTTAGGTTATATCTGCCGTTTATGTAGTGTAAACCATTTAAAACCGTGTCCTCTACAATTTCCCGTATAGGCATAGCCTGTATCTTCTGCAAGTCATCGGGCAAACCAAGTGATTGTTCCTCAACAGGAATTTCTATCCCTGTTTGTTGCGACATTTGCGCAGTAATTCCTTTGGCGATTTTCTCCGCCATAATCGAAGCCTTCCTTTCCTCCTTTGCTAAAACCGCTTCCCTGTTGACAATATCAACGGAAAATGATAGCTTTTGGCTAAGGAATTGATTGATACGGCTTTGAATAAGTGGCTGTGCTAATTGGTAGTTCTTAAAAACTGCCTGAACGGTTAAAGAAGGGTCTGCCGCACCTTCGGGGTACAGCAGGTGGTTAAATTCCGAAGTGTCTAAGTTACCCGTATATATTCGCCAATTACGCTCCATGAGCCTTCTTTGCGAACTATTACTTTCATTGTTGAATAAACCAAGATAGTAGTAAGCATTGCGTTTATACCAATCTTCATTTTTCTTACTTTCGGGTAAATTCTGACGAGGCTTTGCCCCTATTGGTCTTTGACCGTCTGCCATAGATATATTTTAGGCAAATATATACTTTATAGGCAGGATAAGGGTTTAAATGTGTGTGGGTATAATTGACATTTAAAATCCGCCCAAAATAATAATCTTTTCAAGTGAAGCATTTTCACGTTCACTGGGGTCGCCCCATTCACCCTAAATCATCATCCCATTTGACAATATCATTTATGGATTTTCTGCAACTTGATTTGCCAAATGTAAAATCAAGATTTAACAACTTGACTTACTTTTACTATATTTATCAATACTTTACAAACATACGACTATTTTAGATAATTAACATACATTTGTATCACAATTGTAAAACACTTGTATAAGACTTGTATCACAATTGAGACAAATTTGTATTGAAATGGAAATGGAATTTACTCTCTGAACTGTATGCCATCCGCTAACATTGCATTGCTACAAGGCTTGCTGACGGAAGTCTGCTCAACTTTTTGTTTTCTATTCGGCATTAGTAAATATTTTAAACATTTGTAATTCTAATTCAAGCCCTGACAGCAATGCTTCAACGGTTATAGGTAATAAAATTTACTACGGTCGCAACCACCAATCATTGCCAATGTATGTATCGCAACAATCCACGCAATCAAATCCGTTTTTTAATCTGTCTTGCAAGGTTGCTCTGTAACATCTTTCCTTTTTGAACATTAAGTAATACCATCTAATTATCGTTTTCATAATCCGTAAATTTTAACTTCTTACGCCTCAATAATATATTTGTGATTTTGAATCCAACTTATTCAAGATTTCAATGATAGTTGTAAGTATATAATTCACAAAGATAAAACGCATTTTTCACATATCCAAATTTTTTCTCTGTTCTTGTTGCAATTTTCTTAATCCCGAAAAAAAAGATTGGTCAGAAACGCAAACTAAATTTCCGTTGTCATCCCTGTTCCATGTTGCACCACCGATATTTTCAATATTTATTTTCTCACCTTTATCCTCCCTTGCTGTCCACCTTTTCATATTCAAATCTTCGTCATACATCAGCGAATACGAAAATGCCATAGCGTTATCCGTATTCTTTGCACCCCACCCTTTCATATCCAAAAGCAGTCTGCTAAACATTATTGAATTTGGATGGTCGTTCAAATATCTATTCAATAAATCCGTCTGTAAGGAAATAGTACCCGTTGAAGGTGAAACTCCAAAGGCGTTCTGCTGATTGCTCTTAACCTGTAAAACATTTTGAGGTCTTCGTGCTAAAACAAAAGTTGCGTGTTTCTCCCTGAACCAAGAGAATAATTCACTATCCGTGTCCTCAATAAGCAACTTACAGCCGTAGTAAACAGCCATTTTATACAGGTTGTTGTAGAATATACTCTTTCCAACTAATTTTAATCCCGCCTCATTCTTTGTGCCTTGCGGTCTGTCAATATACTCGCACACAGGCAACTCACTCTCCTCCTGTAATCCCATAAATCGCTCAAAAATATACGCAGCACCCATAGAATCAGTTTCTACAGTGCTTTCCTTCGTGTAAGGGTCAACCCCTCCAACGTATAAATTCTTATATTCCCCTTCTCGTGGATGCCTGTATATTCTGAAAATGCCTTTTTCATTCGGAAACCACTCAACCTTTGTTCCGAAAATACCATTTACCCAACGTAAATCCCCGAATTGTATGCACGATAATTCTTTTGTTCGCGGGTTATACGTCTTATCCATACGGATAGTCTGTAATTGTGTGTTGATTATTGTTAATGGTAATAAACCACCGCTTTTTCGCATCCAACAATGTTCAGGTTCGGAGCAATACTCCTGTTGTATCTTTGTGAGTTCAACTTGGTTATTTCGATAAGGGTCATACATTGCCTCAATAAAAGCCTGTGCTTTTTCCTTATCTATCTTACCTGTTTTTAAATCCATAAACTGCATCATGGATTTCCATTTCGGTATAAATTTCTTAATCAAATTGAATTTATCACTATTCTCGAACATGTGTTCGTAATCCGCATCTTTTGAAGCAAAGGACTTCGCCGTTCCTGCATATATCGGACACCCGAACTGCACCAGGTTTTCCTCAAAAGAGGCTTTATTCAGAATGTGAATATCTTTCAGCCCGTTTATCAATCCGCACTCGTCAACAAAAGTCCACGATAAACGGAAAGAGTTTAGCTGATTGGGTTTTCTGTTTAAACTATCCTTAAAATGGATTATGCTTTTTAGTCCAACCTCTTTGTCAATGGTCTTTTTACCGTCCTCCAGTATTTCGTGCGTAACAAAACCAAAACGCCACAGTTCTTTATTTTCATCTAAAAATTCAGAGCGCATTGCATCGGGTAATTCGTTGTAAGCTAAGGAAAGAACCTCCTTACTTGCCTTTATTTCATCCTCACTTCCTGTTGCTATACAAACCTCACTCGCCTCGAAGAAAACTGTTTCGTGTAGTATGGTCATACAAACTGCCGAAACGGTTGCTCCCACCTCCCTTGCCTTTGGCTCAATTATACCTTTTTTCTTAACCTTCGCTTCCTCAAAGGTCATTGCTAATTCATAATCTAAATCCCTGTAATAAGGGCTACCTGTTCTCTTACGCTGTCCTGTTTCATCGGACACCTTTATCTTGCAGAAATTTAGGTAAAAGTATAGGCGACCTGGAATCCAATGGTAACCTTCGGGCTGAAAACCCTGTAAGCACCGCTTAAACTGTTCGTCCCAATATCGGTAGTAGTCCGAATTTCTGTCCTCACTATAATTTTTCGTGTGCGCATAATCTGGTATGCCGCTTGTTGGCACAGGTCTATACGCTATCTGAACATCATACATTCGTTAAATAATTTTCTATCCCCTTTTGCGCTATATCTGAAACTTTGTTTTCCTTTCTCCAAACCTCATAAAAATTTGTTACCCTATCACCCCTGGTCTTACTATCCTCAATAATGCGCTCCCGCATTTTTTTTTCCAACCGGTCAATCTCCTTCTCCGCCTTTTGCTGAATAGATGTTGCTTTATCAATCTTTTGTTCATCCTGAGCAGAAGTTCCCATAGCGGTAATCTTGTTTAACCCCCTCGTATAAACATCTAACAAGTTTTTTTGGGATTGCAATTGCTCGGCAACTGAATCGTATTGAATTTCTGTGTAGAATACAACTGCCGCTATAATATCCTCACTCTCCGACACTTCTATCTTCCTTTCCCTCTGTATTTTCTCCGAAGTTCTCTGCCTACGCAGGTTTATAGGTTGGTTGAAGTATATGGAATTATAATCCGTTACCCATGCCACATAGGTCATTTCCTCCTGTGTTAATTTCTTAAAGACAGGAAACCACTTAACTCTTTCGTCAATAACGTAGCCTTGTTCATCCGTTTCAAAAATCAATGGTCTAAGCATAATCTATTTTTTTTACAAGTTAGCGTCTGACTACTTTTTTCTTTTTACAGCCGCACACAGTCACAAATGTATGCTAAATTTGTGACGGATAGCCAAAAAAGCGTATGCCCTGTTTTTTACATTATTTTGTGCGATAAGTAGCGCTTTTCACTATATTTGTGAAAATAAATCTACAACTAACACTGTTTTTTTTGGTTGTTTGAAAAATTGTTTTTATGTTTGCGCTTGTTCAGGATTTATCGCCCTGATTTAAGAGAGAAACAAGTTTACCACATATTAAACAACCCTCAAATAGAGGGTGCAGTTCGGGGGATTGAATCTCTCTTGCCCCTAAACCGACTGATAATCGGCTGCACTTTCTACTTGGGGGTTTTCGTTTGTATGCCCAAAAGAGTTCCCGTAACCAAAAAAACAAGGTTTGAGGTTTTTAAAAGGGATAAGTTTACTTGCCAATATTGTGGAAAGTCAGCACCCGATGTAGTTTTAAACATAGACCACATTAATCCAGTAAAAAATAAGGGAGATAATAATATTTTAAACTTAATAACAGCTTGTTTCGACTGTAATCCTGTTAAAAAAGCAAGACTTCTTTCAGATGAGTCTACTGTAAAGAAACAAATTAATCAACTATGGAGTTTATTGTTGAGTTCGCAAAAAATGGGGTTTTTAAGAATCAATCAGAATTTTTAACTAATTTAAAAATAGCTTATTCCGCTTATGAAAAATGACAAGCACTCGTTTTATATTGATACTGCTAAGGAAGTTGGCATTGAAAAAGCTATAATTTTAAAAGAATTAAGCTCGATAGTAGAATATAAAGAAAATAATGAAATTGATATTTGCGAAGGTAAGGGGTACGCCTATTATTCATCAGTAGCACTTTCTAAAAAATTCCCATATATGAACGCATCGTCTATACGTAGGTGGATGATAGAATTAGAGCGTGATGGATATATTGAAAGTAAATATCTTAGCTCTGATAAGAGAGATAGGGTTAAATGGTATCATGTTAAAAAAACTGACAGTTGCATTGACCAAAATGAACAATCGTCCATTGACCAAAATGAACAATGTAATAATAAGGATACTCCTCATTCTGAATACACTACTCATTTTATCCCAAAAGAAAAAAACGAAAATGGGTTTTCGGCTATCGAGAAAAAAGTTATAGATGAATCAAAGAAATTCTACCAAAACGAAATTGAACCTAATAAGTCAGACCCACACATAGAAGGATATAGGTTATTTGCTAATTATCTTTTTGCTTCTAATCCATTTAAAAAACCAATTATCCACGTATTAAAAATTGAAAAACAGTTGGAATTTAGTGAATATTCAAGGCTTTTGTCGAAATCAGCATATAATCACAACTATTTAATTGACATTCTCGCTCAACTTAGCAATAATAAAAAATACACCAAAGACAAAGAATCTATTTTCTTAACCATAAATTCATGGATAATCCGAGATGCGAAAAATAAATGAAAATAACTACGTAGACCATTCCTTATTGGTTTACGGGAAAGTTTTGCCACAGGCGGTAGACATAGAAACCGCCGTTATAGGATCTATCCTTATAGATAAGGAGGTTATTCACCAAGTTGTTAATATCCTTACTGACGACTGTTTTTATGAGGAAAGAAACCGAATAATGTATTTAGCTATAAAAAGTTTGTACAACAAAAGTAATCCGATTGACCTTCTCACAATATGTGATGAACTTAGAAACTTAGGAACTTTAGAAGAAGCGGGAGGTTTTTACTATGTTTCACAATCCACAAGCAGGGTTGCTTCTACTTCAAATGTGGAATACCATGCACGAGTTTTACAGGATAAAGCTACCTTACGGAGATTAGCTTTTGCGGGTATAGAAATAGCAAATGCAGCTTATGAGGACACAACATCAGCAGAGGACTTATCTGTTGAGGCGGAGAAAAAAGTAGCAAAGGCTATTGATATAATCCAAAAAGGAACTATCCAAATGCCACATGAATTGGTTACAGACTGCCTTAAAGAAATTGATGCCGCTTGTAAGCAACCCGATAGCATCACAGGGGTTTATAGTGGTTTTGAAAACTTAGACAGAGTTACTTATGGTTGGCAAAAATCAGACCTGATAATTTTAGCCGCCCGTCCTTCTATGGGTAAAACATCTTTAGCTATGTGTTTTGCAAGGAACGCCGCAGTTGACCATAAAATACCTGTTGCAGTTTTTTCCTTAGAAATGTCAAAGAGGCAATTAATGAAAAAATTGATAAGCGTGGAGAGCGAAGTTCCCTTGACAAATATTTTGCGTGGTATGCTTGATGAAACGCAAATGCGTGATACTACTTTAGCAGGAGGCGTTTTAGGTGCAGCCCCGATTTATATTGACGACAAATCTTTAAACGTTTTTGAGTTACGGGCAAAGGCAAGGAGAATGAAATATGACTTTGGAGTAGAAATGATTATAGTGGATTATATTCAACTTATGAGTCCAGAAAGCACAAATAAAAACAGGAATAGAGAAAATGAAGTGTCCGAAATTTCCCGAACTTTAAAGTTGATTGCAAAAGAGTTAGATATACCCGTTATTGCCCTATCCCAATTAAACCGAAGTGTTGAAAGCAGGGCTTCAAAAATACCGAATTTAGGAGATTTAAGAGAAAGCGGAGCTATTGAGCAGGATGCAGATGTAGTTTGTTTTCTTTACAGACCAGAGTATTACGGAATAAACACCGATGAAAATGGGAATAGCACACAAGGGGTTGCAGAATTTATTATTGCCAAGCACAGAAACGGCTCTTTAGACACGGTAAAACTTAACTTTATTGATAGATTCACGAAGTTTACAAACCGTGACGAGAGGTATGAACAGCCGAAACCAAAGAACTTAACACCGCTTAAAAATTTCTATGAACCGAAAGATAAAGAAGAACCTGAGCCATTTTAAAAATAAACCTAAAAAATATTTGGAAATGTCAAAAGTCTTATTTATATTTGCCCTGACATTGATCGTGACTGGGAAAC